GCCGCCCGGCGGACAGCCCATGGGGCGGAGTAGCTCAGCTGGTTAGAGCAGCGGAATCATAATCCGCGTGTCGGGGGTTCAAGTCCCTCCTCCGCTACCGGGAGGCCCTTTTGGCCTCCGCTATCATCCCTTCTCATACGCTCAATACATCGAAAAAACCGTAGTTTTCTGCGGCTTTGAACGCTATTTTCGGTTTATCATACTGTGCATAGGTTCTTATCCAATCTCCCCATGAGTGATGTAAAAATCTGGTTTTGACAGCATCGAGTTTACAACACCGGATTTTACAGCACGGAAATTTTACAACAGGGGAGATAGGCACATGCCTCTCACTGATATGCAAATGCGCAAGGCCGAGACTCGCGATAAACCTTATACATTGAGCGACGGGGGCGGCCTCCGAGCACTGGTATCGACCAGTGGCAGCAAGACCTGGCAGTTCCTCTACCGATTCGATGGTCAGCAGCGAACGCTCGTCCTCGGCAAGTACCCCGACATGCCGCTCGCCAAGGCACGTACGGCGCGCGACGTGGCTAAGGGCTTAATCGCGAACGGAACCGACCCGGCAGGCGGAATCGGGAAGCCGAGTAAGCGGAAACTCGATGCGGGCGAACGCACCTTCCGCCAGGTGGCTGAGGAGTTCCACCAAATCTGGCAGAGCGGCAAGAATAAGGCCCACATCGATCGCGTCTGGGCGCGGCTGGAACGTGATGCGTTTCCCTTAATCGGCGATCGGCCGCTGACTGACATCAAACCCGCCGAGATCGTGGCGATGATCCGCTTAGTCGAGGATCGCGGCGCCCTCGATGTGTCGCGCCGGTTGAAGCAAAAATGCGGCGAGGTGTTCGGCTATGCGATCGCTATGGGCTATGCGGAATCCGACCCAACTGCTCGCGTGAATAAGGCATTGCGGCCGAAGCCGAAGGTCGAGCACATGCCGCGCGTCCCAGTGAAGGACATGCCGAAGCTGCTGCGCGCCATCGACGGTTACCGAATAAGCGATATGGCACGACTGGGGATGCAGTACACCTTACTCACTGCCACCCGTACCGGGGAGGTGCGCGAAGCGCAGTGGTCGGAGATCGAGGGCGACATCTGGCGGATACCCGGGTCACGCATGAAGATGGGTCGCGAGCACATCGTTCCGCTTAGTCGGCAGACACTCGAACTGCTGAAGGAGATCGAAACGCATAAGCGCAACGAGTATCTGTTCCCCGGCCCCCGGCGACCGATGATGAACTCCAACTTCATGATAAACGCCCTGTATGATTTGGACATGCGCGGCGTGCAGACCGTCCACGGATTCAGGAGCCTGTTCAGCACCTACCTAAATGAGAGCGGCCAATTCAATCGGGATTGGATTGAGCTTCAATTAGCCCACGCCGAAGAGGATGAGATTCGCGCGAGCTACAACGCCGCCGAGTACCTACCGCAACGTGTGAAAATGATGCAGTGGTGGGCCGACGAGTTGGACCGGATGCGCGGCAAACCGGTCGCCTCTGAAAACGCCGACGATTTCGACGAGTTGTTGCGTCACTGATAACGTGATTGCATTTCACGTGTTAGTTGATTATGTGATTCTCCATGACCGAGCATGGAGTAGTATGATGGCACCGGACGTTGAATTTTGGCCCATGAAGGTAGTGGTTCAGAAGGTCGGTTTGAGCCAGGCGGAAGTGTACCGCCGGGTAGCCGAGGGCCGGTTCCCCAGGTCACGAGGCTACGCTGACGGGGGCGTGCGCCGCTTCTGGGTGTCGACCGAAGTGCAAGCCTGGCAGCAGTCGATCCTCGACGCGCAGTAACCCGTCACCCCATCGCCGAACACCCATTTACGGGCCGCTCGCTACCAAGCCGGCGGCCCGAAATTGTTTTAAGGATGCTCGTCTGTTTCGCCGGCCCAATAGGCGCGAACGCGATCCTTCAGCGAGCGACCCTTGGCGGTTTTAGTGTCGGTGACGATCTTGCGATCGGCCGCCTTCTGCGCTGCAATCTGCCGCCGTTTCTGGTTGGAAATGTGGCAGCGACCTTTGTGCTGCGCTTTGCCCATGTTGAACTTGCGCGCTGCCAGGTCATCGCGCGTAGCGCCCCTGTCTGCCCGCTTCCGGGTCAGAGGCTGTAAGTTATCCCAGTCGATACGCTGACGGTCCATCGGACACCTCCCTAAACTAAGAAACCCCGGCAGCCGGGGAGGTAACTGCCGGGGTTTCAGGCCGAAGGAGGCAGGGGGAACCTCAACCTCAGCGAATAATCACGTTTTGCGTGATTCGCAGTGTCTTGTCAACACCGCATTGAAAAGCCCGGCAGCCGGTTACGCGGTTGTCGGGCTAACCTATTCGATAGTAGTGAGGGTGGATCGCTATCATCAGCCGTTCATACGGGAAAACTTACGCATCGCCGCCTCCTACTCCGGTTTCCAGGGGTGGCGGGGATTGGCCGCCGGGAGCATGGTTGCCTCCATCATGTGAGTCGGTATCTCTGATGACAGTGTGACCCTGTCAGCGGTTGACCGCAACTATTAAGTGATTTATCACGTCTTAGTTGAATCAGTGGGGTGACCGTTGACCGCCTATTACAATGAGATCGATCCGTATGCCGCCCAATGGCTGCGGAATCTGATTGCTGCCGGTCACATTGCTCCGGGTGATGTCGACGAAAGGAGCATCAGTGACGTTCGACCCGACGACCTGCGAGGGTACACCCAATGCCACTTCTTCGCTGGGATCGGCGTCTGGAGTTACGGGCTGCGACGCGCCGGGTGGCCTGACGACCGACCAGTCTGGACCGGAAGCTGCCCTTGCCAACCTTTCAGCGCAGCAGGCAAAGGAGAGGGGTTTGCTGACGAGCGGCATCTATGGCCGCACTGGTTCCATCTCATCCGCCTCATCAGACCTCCAGTCGTCTTTGGAGAACAGGTTGCGAGCAAGGACTCAAATTCTTGGATCGACCTTGTATCAGATGACCTGGAAACCTTGGGATACGGGGTCGGGGCGGTCCCGTCCCCGGCTGCGGGCATCGGTGCGCCGCACATCCGAGACAGACTCTACTGGGTGGCCGACGACCCGAACAGCGGATGGGACAGCGGGTCCAGACTACGCGGTGATGGATCGACCGGACTCCGGAGGCATATCGCTGCCGACGGCGGCAGCGATGGCAGGTTGGACCACCACCACCAGGGATCACAAGGATACGCCGGGGATGGCGACCGTGGCGGCGGACGGCCGGGTGCGGTTGGATCAGTTGCCTCGACAGGCGTACCTAGCGGGCTACCCGACACCGCGAGCGGCCGACGGGGAGAAGAATGTTCGGACAGCCGAGGGTGCGGATCGCGAGATAGCGCGCAAGGGCGGACCACAGGACACAGCAGCAGCAGCAGCAGCAGCAGCAGCAGCAGCCTTAGCGGGTTGGTCCACTCCAACAGTAGCGGAACGGGAACGCAGTCCAGAGGTGATCGCCAAGCTGGCGAAGAAGCGCTTGGAAACCTGCGGTCAGAAGACGGCCCCCCTGTATCATTGCGAGCAAGCCAAACTGGCGGAGTGGCAGTCTCAAACCGGCGGCCCGGCCCGACTAACGGCGCATGGCGAGATGCTGACTGGCTCCTCTGCCGGGATGGAAGGCGGCGGCCAGTTGAACCCGGCACATTCCCGCTGGCTCATGGGGCTACCAGCAGAGTGGGACGACTGCGCGCCTACGGAAACGCGATCGTCGCGCAAGCAGCCGAAGCGTTCATCGGATCATACCTCGAAGCGCGAGATCCTGCTGTGGCTGGCGATCGCGGTTTGATCGGACACAACGGCTGCCCTGAACCGCTCGACGATTTCGAGGATTTCCTGTGAGCGACGATTTCGACGACTTCCTGGAGCCACCGAAACGTCGCGTCGGCCGCCCAACAAACGCAGAACGCGAAGCCCGTCGCGCGGCGGCGGAGCAGGATATGCAGCATCAGGCCGAACTGCGGAAGGCGGCAACCGGTCACCACGCACTGACGCGCGTCGATTTCGGGACGCCGGTGCCGCAGCAGTTCCTGGCAGATGTGCTGCACATGGACCCGGCCACCGTGAAGAAGCGGCTGCGGCGCTGCAAGCCCGCCGCGGTCATCAGCAACCGGCCCGTCTGGTACTTCCACGAGGCGATACAGTTCCTCGTGAAGCCGAAGATGAATGCCGAGGAGTTTGCTCGCTCCCTGAATAAGGCTGACCTGCCGCCGGAGATCAACGTCGCATTCTGGAACGCTCAGCGGCAGCGGGTGAAGTACAAGATCGAGGCGCAGGAAGCCTGGGAAACCGAGGACGTGCTGAAGGTTCTCGGCGAAGTGGCGATGACCCTGAAGGACAGCCTGACGATGGTTGTCGAGGAACTGCGCAACCGGGCGAAGCTGACCGACGAGCAGACGCAGATCGTGTCTGAGTGCGTCGACGAAATCCGCACCGAGATCCGCGCGAAACTGGTCGAACTGCCGCAGCGATCGGCCACCGGGTCGATGCACGCCAAGCCGCTGTTCGGGGTCAGCGATGACATCGATACCACGCCGGATGTCGGCGAGGATTCCGGTTGGTGGGACGCTGGTGATGAGGGGGATGATGAATGAGCACGCTCGGCACTGAAGTCGATTTCCGTGGCGCGAAGCGGGAAGTCGAGTTTGAGTACGAAGGTGACGGCATCATCATCTGGTGGTTCACCTACGACGGCGGGGATAGCGGCCAGAGTGATGCCACCGAAGCCGAGCATAGCGACATTTACCAGCAGCTATGGGCCTACCTCGAAGACTGGTGGGCCGGGCAGGACGATTACCCCGCATGAACGCCCCCGCCAAACGGATGCTGGTCAAGGACCGGCCACCCAGTTACCTGACGCTCGAAGACCTGGTGGCCGCGGCTACCATCGCCATCGCGCCACCGGAGCGGCTGACCGTCAGCGAGGCGGCGCGCAAATACGTCCGGATCAAGGAGAAGAACTACTCCGGCCCGTGGTCGAGCGACAAAACGCCCTACATGGTCGAGCCGCAAGACGTGCTGACCAGTCTCGATTATACGGGCATGGCGTTCATCGGGCCGGCGCGTACCGGTAAGTCGCAGACCTGGTTGAACTGGCTGGCCTACAGCGCGAAATGCGACCCGGCTGATATGATGCTGGTGCAGATGTCACAGGGTCGCGCCCGTGAGTTTTCGCTGTCCGACCTGCGCAAGATGTTCCGGGCGTCGCCGGAGGTGGCCGCTGAGTTGGTCCCCGGTCGCGCCAACGACAACGTCTACGACAAGACCTTCATCAGCGGTATGCGCGCGACGATCGTCCACCCGTCGATCAACGAGTTTTCCGGTAAAACGTCGGGCCGCAACTGGGCGATGGACTATGATCGCCTCCCGTCGTCGATCGACGGCGAAGGCGACGCCTGGACCCTATTGGCGAAGCGCGGCGAAACGCTCGGCCGTTACGCCATGACCGTGATCGAAACGTCACCCGGCTTCCCGGTGACCGACGCGAAGTGGATCGCCGAGTCGCCGCATGAGGCGCCGCCCTGTGAAGGTGGCCTGTCGATCTACAACAGCGGCACCCGCGCTCGCTGGCAATGGGGTTGCCTGCAGTGCAACCACAAATTCGAGGCCGAGTTTAGCATGTTCGTCTATCCCGACAGCCGGGATTTCCGCGAAGCTGCTGAAGCTGTTCTCCTCCCCTGCCCGTCATGCGGTTACCCGATGACGCCTGACATGCAGCACGAACTGAACCTCGGCGGCCGCTGGATCAAGGAAGGTGAAATCTGGCATCCGGATGGCTCGGTCACCGGGCAGCCGCGCCGCTCGGACGTGGCATCATTCTGGCTGAAGGGTCCGGCCGCAGGGTTTAACACCTGGCCGAAGCTGGTGCTCGCGTACCTCAATGCCAAGGAAGATTACGACAAGACCGGCAGCGAGGAGAAGTTGAAGGCGGTGACCAACACCAGCCTCGGGTTGCCGTACACCTCGAAGGCGCTCGAAACCGGTCGCCTGCCCGACGAGTTGAAGAAGCGCGCCAAGCCGTACAACGTCCGCGGCGAAGTTCCGATGGCGATGGCGAACGGAGGCTTCCTTCTCACCACCATCGACGTGCAGGCCGGCGGTCGCCCCGCGTTCGTCGTCCACACCTTCGGCATCGCGCCGGTGCAGATGGCCGGCGGCGCGTGGTCGGTCGATATCTACCACGTTGACATGTGGAAGATTACCAAGTCGCGCCGCAAGGATGAAGACGGTGACACGGCGCTCATAGATCCGGCCGCGTTCAAAGAGGACTGGCACATCCTCATCGACGAGGTAATCGAACGCGATTACCCGCTCGGCGACGGTTCCGGTCGCACGATGCGCGCGAAACTGGTTGCCTGCGACTCGGGCGGTGCTGCCAGTGCGACCGCTGCCAGGCTGAACAAGGCACTGGACGGCCCCGTCGTGTCGGTGACCTCCAACGCCTATGATTTCTGGCGCTACCTCAGGCTGACCGACGGCCGCGGCTACCAGAATGTGTTCCACCTGCTGAAGGGTGAACCGAGCCGCACCGCGCCGCCGCTGCACATGACGCTGCCGGACGCGCAGCAGAAGGACAAGTGGGCGATCGCGCGCGGCGACGTTCCGGTGTGGGCGGTGAACTCCAACCCGGTGAAGGACCAGGCGTCGAACATGCTCGGTCGCACGGAACCGGGTGGCCAGATTCACTTCCCACAGTGGTTCGATGAAGACGGGCGACCGGAGGACATCGACTGGCTGTTCAAGCAGCTCACCGCCGAAGTCCGGTTGCCGCAGGGATGGCAGAACCTTGCGAGGCGTAAGAACGAAGCCTTCGATTTGCTCAGCTACGCCGTGGCGTTTCTCAGCCATCGTGACATCCGCATCACCAGCATTGCATGGGACAGTCCGCCGTCCTGGGCTGCCGAGTGGGATCGCAACGACCACGTGCGCAGCCCCGAAGGTGAGTTGCAGGTTGCGGCGCGACAGGAAGAACGGAAGTCGCTGTCGCAACTGGGTGAGGGTTTGGCGTAAAATAATTTCAACTCGCTGTTGACAAACCCTCAACCGCCCTGCTACAGAATCACGCACTAGTTGCATATCCACGTGTTACGTGATAACTCACGTGGCATGGCAACCCTTGCTGAACGTCTCGTAGAGGCCGAAAACGCGTATCACGATCTTCAGATCGGGAAATCCGCGCGCGTCTACGTCGACAGCAACGGGGAACGGGTCGAGTACACGGTCGCGAACCGGGCCGAACTCCAGAAATATATCCAGTCACTCAACTCGTTGATCGCGGCAGAAGCCGGCACCCCGCTGCCGAGTGGCCCAATGCGGCCGTTCCTGCTGTGACGGATGACTTCGACGCCCTGCTGAGCGATGGTCTCCCCCTGCCGTCGCGCACCGCAGCGCCCGGCGGTTCGGTGACGGTCCCCGCCGCGCCGTCGGGCGATATGGCGATGGGCGCATTTGAAGGCGCTGACCGGCTCGACAGCCAGATTTCACTGTGGTCGCCGCCGGTCCAGTCGGTGGATGCCGACGTTCTCCCCGAAAAGCAGACGATCGACGCGCGCTCGCGCGACATGATGCGGAACGACGCCTTTGTGCAGGGCGGCGGCAATCTGCACAAGGACAACATCGTCGGTGCCCACTACCTGCTGAACGCGCGCCCCGCATCGAAGACCATCTTCGGCAACCAGGACGACCGGTGGGAGGAAGAGTTCCAAGAGGAAGTCGAGGAGAAGTGGGAACTCTACTCCGACTCCCCTGACTGCTGGGTCGACGCGGCCCGGATGAATAATTTCACCGGCCAGATTCGCATGGCGACCGGCATCCATCTGATGGCTGGTGAGGTGCTGGCCACCGTCGAGTGGCTGCCGCAGGACTTCGGGCCATACAACACCGCCATCCAGATGGTCGAACTCGACCGGCTCTGTACGCGGCAGGATGCGCCGTCGTCGATGATGGACCCGAACGTGCGTGCCGGTGTCCGGTTCAACAGCCGCGGCGCTCCGACAGCGTACCAGATCCGCACCGCTCAGGTGAACGACTTCGGGCCAGTGCCTTTCCAGATGGCCACCTGGAAGGAAATCGACATCCGAAAGCCGTGGGGCCGGATGCAGGTCATCCACCTGTTCGAGACCCTGCGGCCGGAACAGACTCGCGGCGTCACCGAGATGGCGGCCGCGCTGAAGGCGATGAAGATCACGCACACCTGGCGTGACATCAACGTCCAGCACGCTCTGACGCAGGCGCTCTACGCAGCGTCGATTACGTCCGACCTGCCGAGCGAGCAGGTGTTCGCACAGCTTGGCGGCGGTCAAGCGACTCCTGAAGCCGTGTCGGCGGCAGTGACGAATTACGCTGAAGGTTTCCTGTCGAGCGTGGCGGGTTACGTCGGTAAATCGCGCGGCCTGCAAATTGACGGCGTCCGGATTCCGCACTTGTTCCCCGGCACGAAGCTGGACCTGCTGTCGCCGGGCAAGGGTGGCCCGCTCGGCACCGAGTTCGAGCAGTCGCTGCTGCGCTACATCGCATCGGCGATGGGTGTTTCCTACGAACAGCTCAGCCGCGACTACACGAAGACGAACTACTCCTCGGCGCGTGCCGCGATGACCGAGACGTGGAAGTTCATGCAGGCGCGCAAGAAGCTGATCGCCGATCGCTTCGCCACGATCATCTACCGGCTGTGGTTGGAAGAGGCGATCAACGCCGGCAAAATCGAGACCGCCAAGGGCATCGCCATCTACGATCAGCCGCGCACCGGGCAACGCTATGGCCGGCTGAACACCGCGTTCGACGCGCTGTCGCGCTGCGAGTGGATCGGCGCATCCCGTGGTCAGATCGACGAAGGCAAGGAAACGCAGGCTGCGGTGATGCGGATCACCAACGGCCTGTCCACCGCCGAAGACGAACTCGCCCGTCTCGGGAAGGACTGGCGCAAGGTCTACCGCCAACTGAAGCGGGAAGCCGAGATGCGCAAGGCGCTCGGCCTCATCTTCATGCCGTCCGAACTGGCGGCACAGGAAGCCGATCTCGCGGCCACCAACGACTCCAACAAAGAGGATGCGGCCGCATGACGACGAACCCCCTCGCCGCCCGCTTCGCCGGTGAACCCGCCCTGATTGAACGCTCAATGGGTGAGCGGTTCGAGTCCTGCCTGATGCAGGCGGCCGCGTCTGCCGACTTCGAGCAGATGATGGCCGAACGCGCCGATGCTGGCGACGACTTCTGGCCTCAGCCGGATTCCTGGCAGGCGCGCTACCGTCCCTACGTCGTCAAGGATGGCGTTCTGCATATCCCGGTCAAGGGTGTCCTGCTGCACGACTTCCCTTACGCGCTCGGCGATTGGGCGACCGGCTACGATTACGTCTGGCAGGCATTCAAGCGTGGCTGCGGTGATTACGTCACCGGCACCATCAAGGGCATCGCGCTGGTGTGCGATACACCCGGCGGCATGGTCGCAGGCTGCTTCGACACCGTCGACCGCATGGTGGCGCTGAAGGAGCAGGTTGGCGTTCCGGTGCGCGGCTTCGCGCATGAGATGGCCTATTCCGCCGGCTACGCGATCATCTCCGTTGCCGATCACATCGCAGTCAGCCGCACCGGCGGCGTCGGTTCGATCGGCGTGGTTACCAGTCACCTCGATGCCAGCGGCGCCTACGAGAAGATGGGGCTGAAGATCACCTTCATCTTCGCAGGCAAGCACAAGGTCGACGGCAACGCCACCGAACCGCTGCCCGATGACGTGAAGGCGCGCATCCAGACGCGGATCGACGAACTCTACGATGTCTTCGTGTCCGCCGTGGCACGGAACCGAGGCATGGACGAACAGGCCGTTCGGGACACCGAAGCCCTGACGTTCACCGCCACGCAAGCAACGTCCAACGGCCTCGCCGACAGCATCGGCAGCCTGGAAGACGCCATGTCCGCATTCGCGGGCTTCCTGGACGACCCGTCCAACAACAACGGAGAAGAAGCAATGGCTGATGCCAATGCCTCGGCGGTCGACCAGGCCGCCCTTGACGCTGCGCGCGAAGAAGGTCGCGTGGCAGGTCACGCCGCCGGTCTGACCGAAGGTGCGACCACGATGCAGGAGCGCATCGGCGCCATCCTGTCGAGCGAAGAAGCCGAGGGCCGCGAAGATCTCGCGAAGCACTTTGCCTTCAAGAGCAACATGAGCGCCGAAGACGCCGTGGCCGCACTCGCTGCTGCGCCGGCTGCCGCCGCTCCCGCAGCCGAGACGCCGGCCAACTCCTTCGAGACGGCCATGTCGCGCGGCAACCCTGAAGTTGGCGCCGAAGCGCGCAGCGAAGGTGGCGACGATGAAGGTGACGATGTCGCCTCGCTTCGCGCGCTCGCTGCAAACGTCGGTCTCCGCGGCTTCGCGAAGAAGTAAGAAGGAAACCAGGACATGGCAAACATCAACACGTCCTACAAGAACGCGGCCGCCCACGGCGTTCCCGCCTTCGAGGTGATGGACAGCTACATCGACAGTAACCTTGTTGCGGGCGCTGAACCTGCCATCCAGCAGCCCCGTCGCATCCTGCTCGGTGACTCGCTGACGCTGGCACAGTTCACCGTGGTCGGCCTGTCGGGCGGCAAGCTGGTCAAGGCGACCTACAACGCCACGCTCGCTTCGGCCGTTGTGCCGATCGGCGTCCTCGTCCACGCGGCCACTTCGGGTGCATCCAACAGCACCATCTACGGTGAAGTGCTGCCGACCGGCTGCTTCAACGCGGGTTCGGACGACAGCGGCACCGACAGCCCCCTCGTCTGGGACACCAGCTTCGACACGCTGGCGAAGAAGACGACCTGGGAAGGCGTGGTCGGTAATCCGGACCTGATCTTCCGCAGCCGTCTTGGCGCGAACGCCGCCTAACCCGCCGCATCTCTGAAAGGAACGAGAAATGGCAAATCCGTATGAGCTGTGGCAGACTCACAAGCTGCTCGGCGTGTTCCGCGACTCCCGTCCGGAGACGTGGTATTTCGGCCAGTACTTCACGAACCAGATGCGCTCGACCGACGAGTGGATCGACTTCGAGAAGCTGCCCGTCCGCAGCCGCCGCCTGGCTCCCTTCGTCAAGCCGATGGGCCGCGGTCACGGCGTCTTCACCGACAAGGTGAACGGTTACCGGTTCAAGCCGGCGAACATCGTGGTCGAAGACAGTGTCGATCCGCTGCGTCCGCTGACCTTCCAGCCCGGTATCGACTCCTCGATGCTGCACCCCAGCCAGATCTCCCCGATGCAGCGTCTCGCGCTCATCAAGATGGAGATGATGGGCGAGTTCCTGACGGCCGTCGAACGCCGCTGGGAATGGATGCGCGCCAAGGCGATCATCGATGGCGCCGTCACCATCGCGTACAAGGACGGTCAGTCGGTTTCGGTCGACTTCCAGCGCGCAGCCGGTCACACGGAAGTCCTCGGCTCCGGTTTCCGCTTCGGCGAATCGGGCGTGTCCATCCTCGACAAGGTCAAGGAAGTCATGGACACCATGAACGACGCCGAGTTCGGCGGCTTCCCGACCCGCTGGACGATGGGTGGCGATGTCGCCAACGTCGTGCGCGACGATGCCGAGATCAAGGAGCACCTGGATCTGAACATCAAGGGCGGCGTCCACAACGTCGACCGTGGCCTGATGCCGTCGGGCAAGGTGTTCAAGTTCGGCGAGCTGGCGATCGGCGGCGGTTCCGGCCAGAAGATCGAACTGTGGGTCAACAACGAGACCTACACCAACGAGAGCGGCACCCAGACCCGTTACCTCGGCGCCAAGGAGTCGGTGTTCACCTCGACCCCAGAAGCGATCAACGGTTATGAGTGCTTCGGCCGCATCGTCGACCAGGACGCCAACTATGAGGCGATCCCGATCTTCCCGAAGAACTTCCAGACCGGCGAGCGCGTCAAGGTCGAGAACCTGTCGGCTGAATCGGCTCCGTTGTTCGTGCCGATCAACCCGAACGCGACCTACAAGCTGACGCCGCTGGCGTAATTTGTCCCCGGTTCGGTGGGCCACTGTGTCCACCGAATCAACTAATAGGTGACCAATGACCGAAAAAGTTGAAACCGCGAAGCCCGCCGCGAAGGCACCCAAGGCTGAAGCTCCCGTGGCAGCGCCCGCGGCCGTCAAGCCGGTTGTGGCCGTGTGCCGCATCAACGGCAGCATCCTGCCTGGCACCATCTTCCGCCCTGCGGACGAAGGCCAGCGCAAGGAACTGTTCGACCTGAAGGCGGTCGAAGAGCCGACGGATGCTGACATCGCGCTGTTCGAGAAGCAGTCCGCCCCGGCGGCCGGCGAGGACTTCGCGTAAGCCATGCGCCGCTTGCGCGACATCAAGCGGCATATGCGCGGGAGCCTGCATCAGGAGATGTCGGTTCCCGCGCTCTATATTCCCGCGCCATCTGCGACCCCGGTGGAAGTCACCGTGCGGGTCTGGCGGAAGCGCGAAGACCCGGCAACGGGTGAACTGCAGTCGATGCCCGGCGCGGCCCAGATGATGGTCAGCGAAGACCGGCTGCGGTTCGACCTCAGCGAGATTCCCACGATCCGCCGCAACGCGATCGTCTCCGTGGAAGCGGGCGAAGCGTACCGGGTCGACCACGTCTACCCCGAAGATCTCGGCTACCAGACCGCACGGGTTGTCCCGCTGTCGGCGGATGAGGCTTCCGGCCTCCCGGTGGCGGCATGAGCGGTGAAACCTACATCGTCGCGATGGAAGGGGTAGCAGCCACGGCTACCCTGGACACGATGGCCGGTGACGTGAAGCGCGCTGCGATGCGCGCCGTCAACTATGCTGCCGGTAAGGCGCAGACCCGTGGCCGGAAGAAGATCGCCGCGCAGGTCAACCTTCCCTACGCCTATCTCGCCGGGATGGATAGCAGCGGACGCGCTCGGCTCGGCATCACGAAGAAGGCGTCGATCGATGATCCGGAAGCGGTCATCACAGGCAGGCATCGGCCGACCAGCCTGGCGCGGTTCATGACATCGAACACCAAGCAGGGAGTCACCGTCCAGGTGAAGCCCGGCGTCGCCACGCGCAGCAAGCGGATGTTCGTCATCCGGCTGCCGCAGGGCAAGACGTTGACGGAAACCAAGGCGAACCTGGGACTGGCGATCCGGCTGCGTCCCGGCGAGCAGGTTGAGAACAAGAAGCAGATGGTCGCGATGGGTCGCGGTCTCTACCTCCTCTATGGAGTCAGTGTCGACCAAGTCTATTCCGACGTTGCTGCGGATGACACGGTTGACGCCTCGGCTGATCTGGAGCGCGAGTTCTTGCGCCTGATGAAGCTAGGGGACGCGATATGAGCGACTTCAGCAACGCAGTGCAGCGCTGCCGTCCTCACCGTGAATTGGCTCGCCGGGCAGGTGAAGCCTACTACTTCACCGGTTGCCCCTGCAAACACGGTCACATTGCGAAGCGTCACACGGTTGACGCGTCTTGTGTCGAATGTCGCTGGGTATTCAAGGAGGCCTACCGCGAGGAGGCCGCGCAGTACGCCCGCGACCGTCGCGCATCGATGACGCCCGAAGAAAAGGCTGAGCACGATGCGCGGCAGGCTGAGTATCGTCGAAACGAGCGACTACGCAATCCGGAGGGGGTTCGCGCCCGCGAGCGCGTCCACGGTCGCCTGAAGCGCCAGCGGTATCCTGAGCGCAAGCTGGCCGAGACCCGCGCTCGCCAAGCGGCAAGAATCCAACGCACTCCCTCATGGGCCGACCTACGGGTGATTCGCGACTTCTACGAGAATTGTCCGGAAGGTCACGAGGTTGACCATATCGTCCCGCTGCGCGGCAGGACTGTCTCCGGGCTGCATGTCATCGAGAACCTTCAGTACCTGCCGAAGCAGGACAATCGCCTGAAGGGTAATCGGTTCGACGAAGAATGGCAGGAGGCCGCCTGATGCCCCGCAACATCGATTCCGGCTTCGTCCAACTGGGTTGGTTCGACCTCACCGCCGAGGATGCGCTGGACTTCGACCTGCCGCAGGCTGTCCGCACCAACTATGAGGTGTTCGTCGTCGGCTTCTGGGGCTTCGGAATCACTCTCTGCGTGAGGGTCAAACCGTGACCGACTATCCTGAAACCCTGCCCTTCAAGCTGCGCGCCATGCGTGCCGTGACCGCTGCACTGAAGGAAGTCACGCCGGATAACGGCTACGTCTGCGACCTGGCGGACTTCGACCCCGGCGACGGTGCCATGATGGAGCGCGTCTACCGCGGCCGCGACACCTTCGGACCCGGCGACCCGGAGACCATGGTGTCAGTGCTCGAAGGCGTCGAACCCGGTGAGGATGTCGCCGAGGCGCCGGTCAACACGCCGATCGCCGGTTACTGGTGGTCGATCCTCGTGCAAGGCTGGGTGCCTGATGACCGGGATCACCCGACCGACCCTGCTTATCTGCTGCTGGCTGATGTGCGGCAACGCTTGATCGCTGAGAAGTCGCGCAAGCTGCCCGGTAGCCATCAGCCAGATCCCTTCGGCCTCGGGCCGGGAAAAAATCGCGTGGAGGACATTCGGGTTGGCCCCGGCGTCGTCCGCCCACCCGATAGGTTGTCCGACAAGGCGTGGTTCTGGTTACGACTGGAACTGCGAATCGTCGACAACGCCGCCGACCCCTACGCCTAATTGCTTTGGGCGCAGAGTCACGTTATACGTGCTTTCACAAGTAAGGAGTGAAAATGGCACTCAATTTGGGCAATCAGACGCTGGGGCGCGGCGAGCTGCACTTCAGCCTGTTCGCGTCCGGCAGCCACACCCCCGCCGGCTTTCGTTACCTGGGCAACAGTCCGTCCTTCAGCCTGACCATCGACCAGGAAAAGCTGGACCACTTCAACAGCGACCGTGGCGTCCGCGTGAAGGACAAGTCGGTCATCCTGCAGGTCGATTACAGCGGCGCACTGACGCTGGACGACATCAACGTCCAGAACCTGGCGCTGTTCTTCTTCGGCTCGCAGAGCGTGCTGGCGCAGACCTCGGCGACGGGACAGACGCAGACCTTTACCAGCGTGGAACAGGGCTTCGGCTACCAGCTTGGCATTTCGACCAACAACCCGACCGGCGTTCGCAGCATCTCCAACGTGACCGTTGAGGTGTCCTCAGTCGCCAAGACGCTTGGCACCGACTACACGGTCGATGCTGACCGCGGCATCATCTACGTCGTCGAAGGCGGCGGCATCGCCGATGGCGCGAGCATCGCGGTTGACTATGACCGTGCAGCCGTCAGCCGGAAGCAGGTCATCTCGGGCACCACGCAGCTTGAAGGCGCGCTGCGCTTCATCTCGTACAATCCGGACGGCGAGAAGAACGATTACTATTTCCCCTATGTTCGTCTCGGCCCGAACGGCGACTTTGAACTGAAGTCGGACGAGTGGCAGCAGCTTCCGCTCACCGTCGAGATCCTGCGGGACACGGCGTACAGCAAGGAAGCGATCTACATCGACGGGCAGCCGTACACCTAAGAAGGAGCCATAGGGACCATGGCTACTGGCCTCCGACATATCGTAAAATCGCAGGCAGAAGTGTCGCTCGCCGATGGACAGAAGTTCACGGTGAGCGCGCTTTCTCCCAACCACATCTTCGGCCTCTATCATCGCCATCGCGGCGAACTCGGCAGCCTCTACGACGCCATCACCGGCGGCGCGAAGGATGCGGAGACGATTGCGGCGTTCATCGTCCACCTGTCCAACAATGCTCCGATGCTGCTGGCCGAGATCATCGCCCTGGCAGCCGGCGCCAACCCGTTCGACGAGTCACCCATCGACCCCGAGAACCCGGATGGCGTGAACGCGTGGCAGGCTGAGATTGCGGTGGCCGCCGGGCTGCCGTTCCCCGTGCAGACGGACGCGCTGAACAAGATTGGCGAGTTGACCTTCACCTCGGAGATGCCGCCGGGAAAGTTTCTAAGCGTCCTGCTCGAAATGATGCGGGGCGCGCGAACGGTGGTGATGCAGCCAGCTTCGGAGATTTCTACCGAGGCATGATGCGGCAGGTCAGCCTGCTGCTGGCAAACGGTCACCCGGATGCCGCTGACTATCCCCTCCCGAGGGTGTTCGATGAGGCCGAGTTCGTGGTGGAACGGAAGAACGGCGAATTTGCGACGATGGCGATCGTCATCCAGCAGGCCACTTCCACCACGGGCATGAACGCTACGCCGAAGGTCTTCGCCGCCTTCAAGAAGTTCATCAAGGGGCTGACCGGAGACGAATAGCGTGTCGAGCCGCAACAGTGATGTCAGCCTCGTAATTAAGGCCCGCGACGAGGCCACCAAGACACTCGATGCCGTCAACGGCGCGATGAATAAGCTGTTCGGCCTGCAAGGCCAGGTGGCAGATAGCGCGTCAGAAACCTCCGGCAATCTCGGCCAGTTGGCGACCGTTCTTGGGACACTGGATAAAGCATACGCCGCACTGACCGGCGGTGCTGAACGTGCTGAGACCAGTTTCAACCGGCAGCGCGCAGCCATCGCCGGACAGCGCGATGAACTTCGCGCGCTACAGGCGCAGGCCACCTCGGCGCAGGCTGCGCTGCAGCGGCTTAACGGTGCCGACGCCATCGTCAGCGCCGGTCGCGATCAGTCCGGTCGCCTGGCGCAGATCAAGACGGTGCAGGCCGAATATGACCGTCTGAGCACCCAGATCGAAAAACTGGCCCGGTCGATCGCCACGCAGGAATCCGGGCTGAACAGCAGCACGTCGTCGCTGCAGAAGGTCGCCAGCACAGCCAACGCGGTCGAAGCCGCCGTGGCCGCGGCTCGCCGGGAAATCGAACTCCAGAGCCGCGCGCTGCGGGAGCAGACGGCAGCGGCGCAGACCGCAGCGAACGTGCAGCGAGTCACCGGCACCGGTCGCACCGCCGCCACCGATAACGGCGCGACGTTCGAGGCGCTGGCGAACCGCGAGATCCAGCTTCAGGAACAGCGCGCTCGTGCCGCACGTGATGCGGCCGCTGCCGTCGCCGAGTCCGTGCGGAAGTCTGTCGGCATCGGCAGCGGTCGGGCAACCGATAACGGTGCCACGTTCTCTGCGCTCGCCTCCCGTGAAGAGGCTGCGGCGCTGAAGGAAGCGGCGATCGCGCATAAGCTGTTCGAGGACCGCGTCCGCCAGGGCACGGCCGCGATGGCGGAAGCCGAACGCGAAGAACAGGCGATGGCAGCGGCCGCCGCGCAGTTGCGGGCACAGCTTGACCCGGTCGCGAATTTGGAAGCGCGCCTCGCTACCGAACAGGCGAAGCTGAACGCGCTGTTCAAGAGCGGGAAGATTTCGGCCGACGAACTGTCCGCCGGCATGAAGCTGCTGCGCGCCCAGACTGACGGTGCCATCGGTGCGCTGAACGGGAAGAACGGTCTCGACAGCCGTGGTCGCCCGTCGCTGTTCGGCCTGAAGCCGTATGAACTGACCAACCTCGGCTACCAGGTCAACGACGTCGTGACGCAGCTCGCGTCCGGCACCTCGTTGACGCAGACGCTGGCGCAGCAGGGTGGCCAGTTGCTGCAACTGTTCCCACGGGTCGGGTCGGCCATCGTGGCGGCGCTGTCGAATCCGATCCTGCTCGGCACCGCTGCGATCTTCGGCACGCTGGCGCTGGGTATCTCGCGTGCCGCCGATGAAGCCGAGAAGCTGCGGTCGTTCGGCGCGATCCTTTCCGCCGGCGCCGACGGGGCACAGTACGCCGCGAAGGAACTGGTCGAGGCCACCAAGGCGCTGGATAATTACGGCCTGTCCGCCGAGAACGCGGTGAAGGTCGTCCGCCTCCTGATGAAGGATGGCTTCAACGAGGATCAGATTGTCCGGTTCGGCACCGCCGCGCAGGACATGGCAACACTGCTCGGTGTCGACGTGGTCGATGCTGCCAAGCAACTGTCCAGCGGACTCAACGGTAATTTCGACGACCTTCAGAAGCTGAATAAGGCGTTCAGCGATGCCGGTGTGGCGGGCGGCCTGTTCACCGCGGCGCAGTTGCAGCAGATCAAGGCCAGCTTCGATGCCGGTCGCGCAGATGAGGCTCGCGGCCGTGCGCTCGACATCCTGACCGGCAAGCTGGACAAGGCTGCCCGCGACATGGAAGGTCCATGGGCGCGATCTGCGCGGAACTTCGGGGAAGCCTGGAATAAGGCGCTCGACTGGCTGGCCGACAGCTACTGGGTCAAGTGGGCCGAAAACTGGATCAAGATCGTCGGTGACGTGGCGGAAGCTGCGAGTGACGCCGCGAACAGTCTGAACAGCCTCCCGTCGCCCGGCGCCCGCAACGGCGAAGTCGGTGCGAACGGTGTACCGTTCTTCGATGCCAGTGTCCCGCAGACCAGCGGCGGGCAACAGGCCGCTGCGACTCCGGTGTCGAACGCACAACTGGATGCCGATCGACGGTTGCGTGAGGAGGCCGAGAAACGCGCCGCCCTGGAAGGGCAGATTACCAGTCAGCGGCAGATTAACCTCCGGCTTGCCGAGCGGGAGAAGGCGCTGCGCACTCAACTGGATGCCGCTGACAGCCAGTTTAAGAATGCCACCCAGGCGGCGAAGAATGACTATGTCCGTGCAGAACTGGATCGGGAGCGGGTTGATCTCAACAAGCAGCTTACCGCCTATCTGAAGCAGCAGGCCGATGCGGCCGAACGCGCGCAGAAGGCCGCGATGGCGTTCCCGGCGCAGGCTGCCGCGCTGTTGAAGCAGTTTGAGGGTTTCTCGTCTAAGGCGTATTGGGACAAGAATGCCTTCCGCGTCGGCTTCGGCTCGGACACGATCACGCGCGCCGATGGCACCGTGCAGCAGGTCACCCGCAACACGACAACAACCCGTGACGACGCGACCCGTGACCTGGAACGGCGCATCACCGAGTTCTCGAACGTCGTCAAGCAGCAGGTCGGCAGCGAGCGCTTCGGCCAGTTCTCTGCGTCGCAGCAGGCGGCGTTGACATCGATCGCCTATAACTACGGCAGCCTGCCCGAACGCATCATGAAGGCGGTGAAGTCGGGAACCAGCGAGCAGATCGCCGCTGCCGTTCGCGGTCTGGCCGGCGACAATGGTGGCATCAATTCCCGGCGTCGCAACCTGGAAGCCGATCTGCTGGGTGCACCGAACCTGGCGGTCAACCAAGGGTCGCAGCAGGTGGCCGCCGACCTGCAGGCGAAACAGGACAAGTTCAACGACGCGTTGGCTGAAGAGGCGGCGCTTCGGCAGACGAACATCAATAATGCCAACGCGATGCGCGGCCTCAGCGGCGAGGCGCTGATCGATGCGCAGCGTGAAGCTGAAGTGCAGAAGGCGATCACCGACGCCAAGGCGAAGGCTGCCCGTGACAACCTGACGTTCAGCAAGGACCAGGAAGAATCGCTGCGTCGTCAGGTGCAGTTGGAGTTCGAGGCGACCAAGGGCATCGAGGCACGCGCGAAGGCTCGCCGCGACGCGATCGACAACCCCGTGGCGGATCTCCAGTCGCAGCGGGATGCCATTCAGTCGCAGATGGATTTTCTACGCGGCCAGGGTGCGGGGTCGGAGGCAGACTCACTGCAGCCGATGCTTGACGCGGTAAACGCCAAGCTGAAAGAGGCGATCGCGAACGCCATCGCGTTTTATGAGGCGTTGAAGCCTGGTGATGACCCACTCCTCGACACCCAGTCGAAGATCGACGCCATTATCACCCGCCTGCAGACGGCACAGGCGGCGACCACGGCGTGGATCAACGTGCTCGGCGTGTCCGGTCAGCAGATCGCGCAGGTATTTGCCAGCCAGGCCACTACCGCCTTAAACAAGTTCGCGCAGGCAGTGGCAGAAGGGAAGAACGTCTTCAGTTCGCTGAAAGACGCCTTCCTGACGTTCGCCGCGCAGTTCCTGCAGCAGATCGCGCAGATGATCATGCAGGCGATCATCTTCAACATCGTGGCCAGTTTCCTGCGCGCGGGTGGCGCGTCTGCCGGCGGCGGTGGAGGCGGTTTCGGTTCGCCGAGTAGTCTCGCGCCATCGGGAACCTACATCGCGCATACCGGCGGCATTATCGGGCGCACTGCGCTGCTGTCGAAGCCGATCGCCCCCACTTGGGCAGCGAACGCAACGCGCTACCACACCGGCGGCATCGCTGGGCTGCGTCCCGACGAGGTGCCGACGATTCTACAGAAGGGCGAAGAGGTTCTGACTGGCGACGATCCCCGTCACCGGCTGAACGGCGGCGCCGCACCCAACGTCAACCTGAAGGTCATCAACACCCTGGATGCCAGCGACATGCTGTCGGAAGCGCTGTCGTCGCCCGGCGGGTCGCAGGCGCTGTTTAACCACATCCGCGCCAACAAGCGCGCCTTCCGCGAGGCAACCACCTGATGCTGCCCGATATCGCCGACGCGCGGGTCTGGACGTTCCCGCCGAACTGGTCGGCTCGACCGACCGAGCGCTACGAGTTCAAGACCGACATCTTCACGAGTCGCTCCGGTCGCGAGCAGCGCCGCGCCCTGCGAGATCAGCCGCGTAGGTCGCACCGCTACCAGGTCACGGCAGCCGGTGACGACTTCCGCGCGCTGAACCTGTTCCTGCGCACCGGGCAGAACCAGCCCGTCGCCGCGCCGGAGTGGACCCGCTACGCTTATCTGGCGGCCGACGTAGCCGCGACGGCTACCACATTGACGTTCGCCGCGACGCCGGACTGGATGGTCGTCGGTCGCGCGGTCATGTTGCTGACGGACTCAGTGTATCATGTCGCGGTCATCGAGGCGGTCACGTCGACCACGGTGACGATCGACACGCCGCTGACGGATGCCTGGCCGACCGGCAGCCGGGTGTACGCCGCGCTGCTGGTGCTGCTCAACGAGACGATGCAGGGTTCACACCTAACCAACGGTGTGACCCGCAAATCGTTGATGTTATCGGTGTTTCCGGGTTCCGAGCCTGCGATCGACGACGGCAGCGCGGTGACCACGTTCAACGGTCGCGAGGTGTTCACGCACACGCCGAACTGGTCGAGCGACGTGTCAATGGATCATAGCTGGGCGGTGGAGACGGTCGACTTCGGTCGCGGTCGTATTCAAGATTTCCGGCCGGTCGCCTTCCCGGCGAGTCTGAGGAAGGCGACCTATCTCCATCGAACGGCTGCCGATATCCAGGCAATCACGCAGTTCTTCTGCCGGCAGCAGGGTCGCCGGGGTGCGTTCTACGCGCCCACCTGTGACGATGACCTGAAGCTGGAAGCGACGGCGAGCGCGGGCGGCACCACGCTGACCGTCTCGGCGGGGCGATCGACATCGCTGCTGATCCCAGGTGCCGGCGGTTACGAGGACGCCGAGGAAGCGATATGCATCCGACTGGTCGACGGGACGCAGTATTACCGGCTGATCACAGGAGTCAGCGGATCGGGTGCAACGCGGGTGGCGACCTGCTCGGGTGGCACGTGGCCGGTCGACCTATCCAGTGCGAACGTCAGCGGAATCTCCTGGATGCCGCTCTGCCGCTTCGCCGCCGACATCCTTGAAATCACATGGCTGAGTGATGCCGTTGGCCAGACGCAACTCGCCATTCAAAGCATCATGACGGAGTAAGGGATGACGTTCGCCAGCTATGAGTCGAGCCGTGATCTCGGGAAACCGGTCGACCTCTACTATTTCCGGTACGGCAGCGACCCGGCTGCCTATTACGCCTACACCGATGCCGACTTCCCGCTGACCGTCGACCACGGTGACGGGCCGATCACCTATGACGCCGTCCCGATCAAGCGCGGCGAGATCAGCTCCACCGGGACGCTGGACAGGACAACCCTGGAAGTCAGCACCGCCCGCGACGCTGAACTCGCTGACCTGTTTCGCGTCTACCCTCCGGCGCAGGTGGTCACGCTCATCATCCGGCAGAGCCACCTCGACGACCCCGATGAGGAGTTCCCGGTGGTCTGGACCGGTCGCATCGTGGCGTCGTCGCGAAAGAAGGACTCCACCGTTTCCTATAGCTGTGAACCGGTTTCGACCTCGATGCGGCGGCCGGGGTTGCGGCGTCACTACCAGTATGGATGCCCGCACGCGCTCTACGGCATACAGTGTGGCGCGAACAAGGCTGCCGCCACGGTGACCGCGACCGTGGACTCCATCAGCGGGACGGAAGTGACGCTCGATGCCGGGTGGACTGCGATCGACGCATCCAAATATCTCGGTGGCATGATCGAATATGAGAACGCCGAGGGGGAGATTGAAATCCGGTCGATCCTGCGCGTGACCGGCGACACGCTGACCTGCAGCGGTATCCTGCGAGACCTGGCGCCGGCAGCGTCGATCAGCGTCATCCTCGGCTGCAGCCGGCAGTTGGGCGACTGCGCGGACGTTCACAACAACATCGTCAACTATGGCGGGCAACCGTGGATTCCGCTGAAGAACCCGATCGGCTTCTACAACAATTACTACTGACGCAACTCGGCCGCCAGGCGACGAGCGACGGATCGGTTGACCCGTATCCGGTCGAACTGCGGCTGGATGTTCATCTGCGCCAGTTCGCGATGCCGGTCACCGTCGAACGGCAACCCGTCGGTCAGGAACGACCAGAGCGTTTCAGCACGATCAGTGTCGAACAGGTGGTCGAACGGGACATGCTGCCCGTCAATGCTATCAAGAGCTGCGGATGCTGAGCGATCGGGAACCGGTAACCCTCTTGCTCGCAGCGATGCGCGAACGGCGGCGATGTCGCGGTGCAGGATCAGCTTGCGCGCCGGGTGGCTGTTCAACCAGCCCACCCACCGCCAGAGGCCAGTGCAGGCGATACCCGGCGTCCGATTGGCAGCGCGGGTTGATATTATCTCATCCAGATCCTCGTAGTGCGTCTCCCACAGCGGATCATGCGCGCAGAACGTCTCCGCAGTGGTCAGCCAGTTGGCCGCCCATGTTGTGGCGCTGCGCGGTAGCCCGATGACCATGAACTGAATCACGCGGCAAGCCTATCAGGAGGGGGCTTCTAAAATCAACTATTACGTGATACTGGACATGCAGGGGACTGTTCGGATTGCTCGGAGATAGAGACCGATGGCCTTCTTCGTCGCACTAGGCATCAGCCTTGCGATCAGCATCATCTCCTATCTCATCATGCCGAAGCCGAAGGCTCCCAAGCCCGAGGCGGCGAAGGATCTGGAAGACCCAACGGCTGAAGCCGGTCGCCCGATACCGGTCGTGTTCGGCACGATAACGGTCAAGGGTCTCAATGTCCTGTGGTTCGGGGACAAAGGTAAGCGCACCTACAAGGTGAAGGCATGACGGTTCCGACCGACGAAATCATCATCACCATGGCCGATATTACCCGTGCCGGGATATGCGCTCGCGGCGCCAAAGGCTGGTTCGCCGACAACGGTTTGGATTTCCGAGACTTCCTGAAGAACGGCATCTCGGCAACGCAGATGCTGGCTGTCGGTGACGCGCATGGGGCGCTTGTTGTTGCGCGGAAGATTGGACGTGAAGGCATCATCGTAACGCCGGAGGTGCCCCGTGGGTAAATCCAAGCCAAAAATGGAGGTGACGGAATATTACATGTCACTTCATTTCGGCATCTGTAATGGACCGATTGACGCGCTGTTGGGAATCACCGTCAAGGAGAAGTCCGCGTGGAACGGCCATCTGTCTGATCTGGACGACATCACAATCAGCAACCCCAACTTCTTCGGCGGCGTAAAGAAGGAGGGTGGATTAGGCGGCGTCGCCACCTATCTACCCGGTCGCTCCGACCAGGTGCTTCCTGACAACCTTGCGGTGAAACTAGGTCGTACGTCGGGTGAGGATTGCCCTGGATTTAGAGGGTTGGCGAGCCTGTTCTTCACGGGAACGGGTGCCATCACATCACCCAGTCCGTATCCGCTCCCTCTTCCTTGGGCCACGCCGACCGTGTCAGGGGGAGCAGGCTTCTACTGGACGGCAAACAGCCCCTATCTACCTGGTGTCTGGGCGACAGTCCGTCGGGCACCGGTCGGTCTGGACCCTGCGTATGCGCTTGTACCGCGCGAGGGTAATTCGTCCAAGACGCAGATGGTGCATATCAGCACCGCAGCCAACATGGCGACCAACCCAACCGACGGGCTTGAGAACGGCGTTACCATTACCGGGTTAGATCCCGGTCTCGTGATAACACTGTCGCTTCCTGCGGGTCAAACCTACACGGCTTGGTCGACCACCGGCAACCCTAACATCAACACCGAATTTTCCACGTGGGACGGTGCGCAGAACATCTTCTGGGTCATACCCGACGCATCGCCGGATGATGAGTTCAGTGTAGGCAGCCCCAGTACCGTTTATGATGGTTACGAGGCCGCGCGGGTAGCCTTTAACGCGCTAGACCCTAATATAAACAACCTGACCTTCAGTGGCGCATCCTCCTACACCTTCTACATCAAGGAGCAGGACAGCGACCCCAATAGCGGCGGCCTGTCGATCCAGCTATCCTACCCCGACGTACCCGACGCCAACCCCGCCCACATGATCTTCGAGTGTCTGACCAACACCGACTGGGGGATGGGCGCACCGTCGACGATCATCGATGTCGCCAGCTTCGAGGCGGCCGCTGTGACCCTATACGGTGAGTATTTCGGCCTCTCGATGATGTGGACGCGACAGGCGGCCATCGAGGATTTCGTCAGTGAGATCCTGGATCACATCCAAGCCGTGCTCTACGTCGACCCAGCCACCGGGCTGCTGACGCTGAAGCTGATCCGCGACGACTACGACGCTGAGACGCTGCCGGAATTGAACCCGGATAACTGCGATGTGACGAAGTTCGATCGCAAGCTCTGGGGCGAGATCATCAACGAGATCATCGTCACCTGGACGAACCCGGATAATGAGCAGGAAGAGACCGTCACCGCGCAGGATCTCGCGTCCATCGCGATGCAGGGTGGCAGCGTCGTTTCAGCGAGCCGAAATTACTACGGCGTCCGGTACAGCGGTTTGGCGACGAAACTGGCTCGCCGCGACCTGCGAACGGTCGGTGCGCCGCTGGCATCCTGCGAAGTCGAGATCGACCGCAGCGCCTACGCGATCCGACCGGCAGCCTGCTACAAGATGACCTGGCCGGAACACGGCCTCAACGGTGCCGTCATGCGCGTCATGTCCGTCGATTACGGGCGACCCGGCGACATGACGATCCGCGCCGTACTGATGGAAGACGTGTTCAGCCTGGATGCCGGTGCCTATGTGGAGCCGGAAGGCAGTGGCTGGGTCGATCCGTCCAGTGCCCCGGAGCCGATCACCGAGGCACGCGTCATCACGCTGCCGACCTTCCTCGCAGCCGAGGCTGTGGCGCAGGTCGGCGGTATTGATCCCGTCTATCCGGAGGCGGTGGCCGGTATCCTGGCGACAACCGACAACACCGACACGTTCGCCTATGACCTCTACACCCAGTTGCCGCTGCCGGACGGTTCGCTGCAGTGGACCTCGGTCGGCACCAACAACATCATCGGCCGCGGCGCACTGGCGGCGGACATCGTGGCCGAAGCTGCAACCACCAGCGTCACGGTCACCGATTTTAGCGGCCAGACGCAGCCGTCGCAGGGCGGCTTCGCTCTGATTGGCGCCGCGAGTGACGACGAAACCGTCATGGAAGTCGCGATGGTGACCGCCGTCGACACGGGCACCGGCGAGATTTCACTGGCTCGCGGTGTCATGGATACGGTGCCCCGCGCATGGCCGCTCGGCACAGCTATCTGGTTCGTCGACGGCGAGACGCTGTTCGAGGATCGTCAGGTGCGGTCCGCCGGTGAGACGGTCGAGTATAAGCTGCTCAGCCAGACCTCGCAGGGCCAACTGGCGCTGGCTGACGCGCCGACGCTCAGTGGCACGATGACTGAGCGACCGTGGTTGCCGCTGCGGCCTGCGAACGCGACCGTCAAAGGCGTCGCGTTCCAGGTTGAAGGCGACGAAATTGACGCCGACGGCGATGCGACAATTCCGGTCACGTGGTCGAATCGTAACCGGCTCACGGAAGACAGTCAGATACTGCTGTGGACGGACGCCACGGTCACACCGGAAGCGGGGCAGACGACAACCGTTCAGGTGCTCGACCCCGCTGATCGTTCGGTGGTGACGACTCATGATGGACTGACCGGCACGGCGTTTGATCTACCGGCGTCCAGTTTTGGGTCGCTTACACTGGGAATCGTTCGCATCACGTCCGAATGCGACGGGTTTGAATCGCTTCAGGGTCACGAACTGCGGGTGCGTGTCTCGACCGGCTATGGGTTGGGCTACGGCCTCAACTACGGTGGTGCCTGACATGAGAATCACTTATTACGTGCAAATGACCGGAGACATGCGACATGGCTGAACGTACATTGCCCGGTCTCGGTTTGACCGGCTTCTGGGATCTTGGTGCCGACGGGTGGAAAGATGCCAACGACGTAAACCTTCGGCTACTGTCGGCTTTAGTGCAGCCGCGTGCGCTGGATCATGTCGGGACCACGCCTGGATCACCGACTGACGGCGACATCTACCTCTTCACTGCCGCCCACGCCACGCAACCGAACAAGATTGCAATTCGCGACGACGGGGCGTGGGTCCATGTGACGCCCGCCAGTGGTTGGCTGGTCTACGATGTGGCTGCAGGATTCTATCGGAAGTTCAGCGGGTCCGCGTGGATCGAGTTTGCGGGCTACACCGACGAGCAGGCACGCGACGCCATCGGCGCCGCACTGATCGAAGGCACCGGCATTGATATCACGGTGAATGATGGCGGTGACACAATCACTATCACCAACACCGCACCGTCTTCTGGCTCGTACACCGACGAGCAGGCGCGTGACGCGATCGGCACCGCACTGGCGAGCAGCGGTGCGATCAATATCGCCGTGAATGACGGTAGTGACACCATCACAATCAGCCAGGGTGCGGTGACCTCCCAAGCGGGAACAAGTTACACTGCGGTATTGGGGGACGCGAACACCTACATCCGATTCTCTAATGCGTCGGCTGTGTCCTTCACGATCCCGCCAAATAGTTCCGCCGCTTTCCCGGTCGGCACCGTGATCGAAGTGGAGCAAGCTGGTGCAGGGGCGCTATCCTTCGTCGCCGGGTCGGGGGTCACACTCAACAGCCGATCCTCCGATCTAACGCTTGCCGGTCAATATGCGGTGGCCTTCGCTAAGAAGGTCGCGACTGACACTTGGACTGTGAACGGGGATCTCTGATGCCTGTTGGTTCTATCGCGGCCGCGCGGCGACGAACACCCGCCCTGTTCAGTTTCGGCCTTTCCGCCGGAAACACTGAGGTAAACATCGGTAACGGATTCATGTCAGGCGCGACATGGTCACCGACTGAGTCCGGCACAGTTACACACTTGACCGTGCTGTATGGCACAGGGCTTAATTATTCCAGCAACTTTCGCTTAGCGATATACGCAGCTTCGTCCCCAACGACATGGGGCGCGAAACTTGCGGAAACGGCATCGACCAATGGCATCAACACCAGTGAGGCGAAGAAAATCGCGTTGAGCACGCCGCTTGATGTGGTCGCCGGCCAGTTGTACGCGCTCTGCGTTCAAACGGATAATAACTTTGGCGTGCGTGCGGACAATGCTTACGCCTGTCGCTATTTTACAGACAGTTACGCCGATGGTGCGGCGTCAACGGCCGGAGCATTAGGCTCCTTCACTGGGGCGCCTGTCATTCTCGCTACGGGCAATGTTCTGACACCGTCGTTCAGCGTCTCGCCGACGATCTCGACTGACACCGGCTTCTATGCCGAAGGCGACACAGCCACTGTGGCCTATGCGCATAACAGCCCCGGTACATCGATTCAGTGGACGCGGGACGGTGCGGCTATCAGCGGCGCCACCTCGGCCAGTTATACCTATGTTTCGGGCGATGTTGGGCATGTGGTCGCCTGCACCGTCACTGCAGTCAATGGATCGCTCAGCGCCAATGCATCGGCCAGCGGCACGACGATCGGCACGCCCAGTTACACCACTCATACCCGCGTCCCTGCCGGTGACATGAACAGCGGCTCCGACAGCCGTCTCACGGCTGGCGACATGCAATCCGGCTCTGACCTGCGTATTTCCACGGAAAGGACCGCCTGATGGCGAACAAGAAGATCAGCGACTTTACCGCAGCCACTACCTTGGCGGATGGCGACCTGTTTGAGTTGGAAACCGCAGGCGGCAACAGTCGCAAGATCACCAAGGCTAATCTGCTCAATCCGGGCCTAATGCGCGGCGAGGCAGCGTGGACGAAGCCGACCCTGACCACGCTTAGCACCACTCGCGCGGGAACGGGCACGGTGGAAAATTCCACCAATGGCGTCCGGCTGCGCGCTCCGGGCACATCATCCAACAGCAATTCTCTCATCTACGCGCTACAGAGTTATTCGACCGGAGCGAGCGGGTGCCGCGCCACGGCACGTTTCCGCAGCCCAACTCCGCTCATGAATTGGGGCGCGATGGGCATGATCCTGCGCAACAGTTCTTCAGGCAATTCCCGACTTTATTGGCGGGGATATGACACTGTCCAGGGCTTCAACCGAAACACATACACGAACGACACCACTTGGGCATCGGTGACTGGTTTGGTCGCCAGTTCATTCCCCGATGAATGGTGGATGTGTATCAGAGACGATCTAACCAATCACTATATCGAAATATCGACCGATGGCCAATACTGGCAAGAGATATACCGGGAAGCCAGAACAACACACATGACGCCGGATCAGGTTGGGGTATTCCTCAATCCGAACTATGGCCAAACGTCTTCCGGGTTGAATGCGGGCATCGCCAATATCCGCAACGAAGTCTATTTGGAATGCGTTAGTTGGCTGTTCGAGACGCTGCCGTAACTTCCTGCATCTTTCATAACAACACAACGCGGGGGCGCATGTGGATTATCTCGGACCTGACGGGGGCAAGCTGGCAGCAGCATTTGGAACAGGCTGCGCAGCGGCATGGGGTTTGGGCAGATGATCCTTGTCCGCCTCCCTGCAAAAGCGGGTGGACGAACACGTATATTTGGCAAATCACTTTAGTTATGGGCGAAATCAGTTATAGTACTCCGACCGTTAAAGGGGGAGTTTATGATATCGGTAGTTGCAAATTATGCGCGCGAGTGGACCGCTGTTGAAAGGCGCACCGAGTTCGTCGACCCCCGCAGCATTCCTGCCGCGGCCACCGGAGCGATCCTGCTGTTGCTCGCGCTTGTGAGTTTCGCCGCGACGAATTTTACTCTGATTCCTACCAGGATATATCCGGGCTTGCTGCTATATGCTTGGCTCATGCTCGGCGGGGCGATGTCCCGCAAATACGGGATGCTTCGAGTTTCGGCTTGGCTCACCAGCATCGCAACATTGACTGTAGTATCGGCTGCAGCCCTGATGCTGATGGTAGTTGCGACAGCATGGGCGGCTCCGTTCCAGGACTCAGTTCTCATCGAAGCGGATCGGGCTATGGGCTTCAAGTGGTTGGACTTATACAACCTATTCATGGCCAACCCTGTTATGTTTGACATAAACAGTGCTCTGTATCGCCTCATTGTGCCCCTACCCTACGTTATGATGACTGTCCTGGCATTCAGCGGTGATTACCGAAGGCTGTGGGTGTTGATGCTGGCCTGGGGTGTATGTCTGGCATTCACCATAGCGATATACCCCCTGTTCCCTGCGGTCGGACCCTATGAGTATTTTCACATTGATCAGACGACCGCTCCCAAGGCGCTTAGCGCATACCCTTGGCTGTTTGATGAAAAGATCGCAGCTATCCGAGACCATGGCCAACGAGTGGTCGATCCTAAAGACTTTATCGGTTTAGTCTCGCTGCCGAGCTTCCACATGGCTTCGGCAGTTTTGTTAGCGTGGGCGGCTCTAACTATTCGCTGGATCGGAAAACCGACAGCCGCCCTTAGCTTAGGTATGGGCCTGGCCGCGGCGATCAGCGGTAGCCACTACCTCATTGATCTAATCGCCGGCGCAGGTTTGTCGATCCTATCACTATGGATTGCGATGAGACTGACTCCGGTGAAGACGGAGACACCTCGACGTCGCCACGGTAGCTTCTCCTGCTACTGATTAGGCGAGGTGGCAACAGCGTTCGGGTTTAAAGATCGCAATCCGTTTCACCTCTCTGTTGCCCCGGTCCATATGGAAATGATCTAGAAATTCCCATTCGTCTTTGCGGCTGCACATCTCATACGTGCATGTTGTTTCCCGGTGCGGCGTACGCATCCAGAACGGCTCATACTTTGGATCGCGCGGGTTGTCCCGGCTGTCACCGAACCAGTCTGGATGCAGCCAAAACGCGAGCGACTCAGTAGCCATCGCTGCCTCCATGTGGTTGCTGGTCAAACTGCCGCAGCGCTTCGGATATGCAGTTTTTGCAGAGATCCTGCCATCTGGCATCGTCATCTGGCTCAGATCCGATACGGACGACGGCCTCTACGTCAGTTTCACAGTGGTCACATTCGAGCCTAGCCCATGACGGGTTCCCTATGATGGCTGCCATGTCCCCAGCGCTGCACGTTTCCAGATCCAAAGCAGATAGCGCATCCCGCATTTGACCGAAAGTCACATTGCGGTTCCAATGCACCGGCACATCGGCTCTGACGCCACCCCATGCTTTCATGAAGCGGCTTACAGCGGTGCGTATCTCCTCGCGAATTGTCACAACCCGCATCGCCATCTCAACCTCCCTATTGGGTAGCGACCTCGGCTACCTATTTTTCTCTGGACCTTCGGCAACGATGGCCATGTTGCTGTGCTGAACGATTTTCCACCAATCATATTGGTCAGCCTCAAATCGCCTGGAAACCTCTTCGCGAAGTTCCTCAACCGTGTCAGCGGAACATTTCAGATCCTCGGTCGCCTCACCCGGATAATAGGTGTTGCCTTCATAGAGCAGAAACGCCTTAACCGGCGGCCGATTTCGTTCATCCTCGCCAAGGTCGTACTCGTAAGGATCGTACTCAACGATTGCCATCACTCAACCTCCACCGTTGCCAGCCGCGCCGCGCTAATGTGGGTGACGGCCACGCTACCAAATAGCGGATCATCCGGATGCCGCTGACCACCCCACGATGATACAGCATCCTCCGCAAATTTCCTCAACTCAGGCATCGTCACGCCTTGCTCGACCGTTCCAACGATCGTCAGGACCACCATGGTTCGGTTCATGGTTGCACCTGTTCCAGATAGAGTCTCAGCACCATCGCATCAGCCAGTGGGCGATCGCTTGCTTCGGGCAGGATCGACACCGCACTGGTGGCCTGCACCTGCGCCACAAGCTGCTCCAGCAGTTCGGCCGTCTGCGCGTATGTCACGAAGCCCGATTTGATGAACAGCAGTTCCTCGGCGTCCGGTCGCGGGAAGGTGATTTTACCGGTTTCGAGCAGTTCGATAGCCTGCCGCGCGACACGCACCGCATGACTGACAGCCTTCCAGTCGATGCCTTCATTCGACGCGGCAGCCCGCGCCCGTTCGCCGTAGTTCTGCCAAACCTTTTCGTACACCTTGACCGCCTCGCCGAGAGCCACCGTCTCCGGCATTTTCCGGTCGCAGCAGACGACGTGGATGCAGGCGTCCCCGCTGAGATGCGGGATGGCCTCGAACGACATATGCTCCTCAGCTTCAACTAAGGGTCGCAGCTTGGTGAACACCGTGCCAAGTTTCACATCGGGACCGTAAACGCCAACGTGATGCTCCAGTTCTGATAGGAGTCGCTTCACTGCGTTCATCCGGCTGCCCTTGATGCCGTACTTGGCAGCCTGGCGCACACAGTAACCCACAAAGCCCTTGCACTGGCGATTCAGCAATTGCGCGCCGACCCCACGAACGGCTTCCCACAGTGGGTCGGCCTCCAACGGCGGCGCGAACAGGATCTCGGTCGCGACCGTGTCGCCCTTCATCAGCATGTCGAAGAACTTTTGCAGCGAGAACGATTGATCGTCGATCGCGTCGGCAGTGTTCTTTCCGCCCAGTTTTGACTCGACGTTACGCTGAATCACTTCTTCCGGTGACTGGAGCAAAATCGCCCGGCCGCTCGGCAAATGTACGCCTTTGAAATCCTGGTCGGAGGATGCAGTGGCGGTGCCGTATAGGTGCGAGCCATGCTGCACCCGCACCAGTTGCCTGACAGCCTTCATCGCGGTTCCTTCCCCAACTGTTTCCACCCGCCTTCGAGAAACATCTTCGCAGCTTCCCACAGCCGCGTGTCACCCTTGTCCAGCATCGGCAACAGCAAAGCCTTTTCCTTTAGATAGACCACAGCGAAGCCCGGATCGTGACGAACGATAGACTGCGTGTTGGAGCACAGATCAGCCAGTTTGATCGTCTGCGCGTCAGCGGGCGACACAGCGCTGTGGAGCCGGTCGATTTCCTTCCGCGCGGCCCGGTTGCCGTGTTCCGTCTTGCTAACATCGGTCAACCACGCGACTAGGTCAGCGATGCGATCACCGAACATCTGCCGCACATCAGCTTCCGTCGCCGGCGTGTCCTCAACCACGTCGTGTAGCAACGCGGCCGCAATCATGGTAGCATCGTCGGTGACGCTGGCCACCCAATCGGCCACCTCGAAGCAGTGAACCACATACGGCTCACCGGTGTATTTGCGCTTCTGGTCGCCGTGCATCACGGTGGCATATCGCGCGGCTTCCAGGATCAGCGAGTCGCGCGGCCATGGTTCACCGGCACCGCAGCAGCCTTCGGGGCGCAGTATCTGGGTCATCAACGCCTCCCGTTCATTTCGATGCTGTGCAACAGGCCGAGCAGCGACGTGTTACCCGCCCACGCATTGTCGCCGAGATTGCTTTCGAGGACATCGGCGATGCGCTTCAGCGAAACCGCCATGGAGGTGGCCGCCGCCGTCAACGGGTCACGACAGTCGCGGGCTTCTTCCTCGAACTTACCTGCAAGATCGTTCATGCCGCCACCCCGCTGAACAGCTTCGCCACCGGCGAGTCGATGAACTCCGACGCAGCGACCTTCGCCATCTCATCAGCCGGCGACCAGCGAAACTTGTCGAGTTGCACGAGCACCGGTTCGCGGGCCGCGCCGTCAGGCAGTTCCTGCTTCACCCAATAGCCGCTCAGGGTCAGCACCTGGTAGGTCGACTTCGGTGGCGCCGTCGACACGTCACGCATCAGCACGTGCGTTTCGTTGACTGACAGCACTTCCCAGAGCGTGGTAGCGTAGGCAACTCCGCAATCCATGCCGCCGTCGACCGGCAGCACTGTGTAATAGTGATTGGCTTCGGGTTTGTTGGTCATAAGTGACTCCCGCTGATTTCATCCTCGCCCCGGCCACTGTTGGCCGGGGTCCGGTGACGTCAGGCTGCGTTGCTGTGTTTGATGGCCCAACGGTAGAGCGCTCGCGCGGGGAAGTACGCGGTGGCTACGGCCAGCATTACCGGCCAAAAGATGCTGCCGAAAATGCTGCCGATCAGGAAACCTTCGGTGACGGTGTCGCGATCATTGTACCGGCGCCGCTCCATAGCTGGCACACCGAGCAACCCAAGCACAGTCGCCGCTATGATGACGCCGACCGCCAGCCACCCGGTAATGAACAGGATTATACCCATCACTGGCCTCCCTGGACACAGGGCGCGGCCGCCGAGCAGTAGACAGTGGAGGGCATCGAGCCGTCCCACTTCTTCACCCATTCGTAGGCGACGATCTTCTGGTTGCCAGCGATGGCGTCGCCCCGGATCTTGATGGCGGCCGCGTCTGCCTGTGCTTTGATCGTCTGCGCTTCGGCCCACGCCTTGGCTTCGGCGACGCGAGCGCGACCTTCGGCTTCCTTCGTGGCGACCGTCGCCTGTGCCGCAATCGCAGCCTGCTCATTCTGCGCCCGAGCGTTGATGCGGTTCAGGATTGCACCCGGAATGCGGACAGGGCCGGCAAAATCGAGCTGGTCGATGTGGAGACCCAGCGGCTCAAAATACTCGCGGGCAATCTTCAGCGCGTTGCCGATGAGTTGGGTCTTCTTCGGCCCGTAGATTTCCTCGACCGTCATCGTCGAAGCCGCGGTCACCAGTGAGGAGCGAACCTTGTTGCGCAGCGGCCCTGCTAGGATGCCGTCCATATCGGTGCGGTAGGTCTGGAACAGCTTGGGGGCTTTGGTGGCATCCACGCGATAGGCCACGGTGATGTCGGACTGGACGATCAACCCGTTGCGATCCTGGAAGGAGAGTTCTTCGTTCTTCTCGTCGGAGCGCTGCCAGGTATAGTTGTTCACGAAGATCGGGTACTCGTAGACGTCGACACCGATCATCGTGAAATATGTCCCGACGCCGAGGGCGCGTTCCTGGACACCCGCGTCGCTGCCGTAGCGGTTCACCTTGACGCCGACATGGCCGGGATCGACCCGCGTACATGCAGCAAGGCTGAGTGCCATCATCGAAACTGCGATAATCTTCTTCATGGTCCCTGTTCTCCTCATTCACCGCGCCAGAGCGGTGCAATTGCTTTGATGAAACGGTAGTCGAAGTAGGCAGCGGCAAACGGCAGCATCACTGCCAGGATGAGCGCACCATCGTTCTGCGTGTTGACCAGAGCCGGCAGGATCATTCGCGCCAGCAGCAGGTTGCCGATGATCACCGCTGCGCAGACCAGCAGGATCGCACCCTTTTCCATTTTCGAGTCTCCCTCAGTGATCAAAATCACGAATCAAGTGATTATGGAATCACCCCCAACAAGTCAACCGTTAGTTGAAACGACAGCCGTTTCATTGTGGTTATGGCGATTCGATGCTAAAGAGGAATCACTTATGCCGTGAATCGTGGCCCAAAGGAGCACCACCAAATGGCTTTCACCACCAATCTTTCGCTGCCGCTGACCTTCCTCGGCATCATCCCTTTCCGCAAGGCGATCGCCGACGCGTTCAACATCATCGACGCAGCCGTCGGTGAAGTATTGACCGGCAGCAAGACCCACGACTTCGCGAGCGTTGCCGACGGTGCGCAGGCGACGACCACGGTTACCGTCACCGGTGCCGCGCTCGGCGACTTCTGCCAGGCCTCTGTCGGTGTCAACCAAGCCGGCGTCATCCTGCACGCTTATGTATCAGCGGCCGATACGGTCACCGTCGTCCTGCAGAACGAAACCGGTGGCGCTGTGGATCTCGCGAGCACGACCCTCTCGGTACTGGTCCGCAAGGCGTAAGCCGGTGGCTCTGCTGAACATCAAGCTGTTCGACGACTGGAAGGCGACCTTCGTCAAATCCTGGTCGAACCGCATCAACGCGCTGAACGGGATCGTCCTCACGCTGCTGGCCGCATGGCCGACGGCCGCTGTGGATTTATGGAATGTGCTGCCGGCCTTCCTGCAGTCGTTCCTCCCGCAGCATTTCGCGCTGTTCATTCCGCTGGCGCTCACCGGCCTCTCGATGTGGGCGCGCGTGGTCATCCAGGAAAAGATGGCCAATGGCGGTAAATAACCCATCCTCGCAGAAGAATGGTGGCGTCCGCGTTGCTGTTGCTGCGCTGAGCCTGTCGGTCGCGGGTTTCGCATCATGGCAGGCTCACGAAGGCTATACCGATCACGCCGTCATCCCGACCAAGGGCGACGTACCGACGATCGGTCACGGATCGACCCGCTACGAGGACGGCAGCAAGGTGAAGATGGGTGACACGATCACCCGCAAGCGCGCCGCCGAACTGGCCCGCAACCTTGCTGCTGAGGATGAGCGTAAATTCGCCGCCACGTTGCCCGACGTCACGCTGACCCAAGGCGAGTATGATGTCTACATCAACTACGTCGGGCAGTTCGGGATCGGCAACTGGAACAGGTCGTCCATGCGCCGGAACCTGGTGGCGGGCAACTACGTCAAGGCGTGCGAGTCGCTGAAACTCTATCGCTTCGCCGCAGGCTATGACTGCAGCACAACGATCAACGGCAAACCGAACAAGCGGTGCTGGGGCGTATGGACCCGGCAGTTGGGGCGTTACAACTCCTGCATGGCGGCACAACCATGATCTCCCTGTCAGCAATCAAGTGGCAGATCGTCAGCGGCGTCGCAGGCGTAGCCCTGCTCGCGGCAACCGGCGGCCTGATCTACAGCCGCATCGAGATCCGGTATCTGCACAATGTGGTTGCCAAGCTGACCACCAAAATCAAGACGGTCGAAGCTGACCTGGCGACCGAAACCACCAACCGCGCGAACCTGGAAACGGCCATCGCCCGGCAGAATGCCGAGTGGCAGCGTCAATCCGCAGTCGCCGCAACCCGTCTCGCCACCACGCAGCAGAAACTGGAAGCCGCGCAGGCTGCCGCCCGGAAGGCGCGTGCCCGCGCAACCGCGATGCTGAGCGTACCGCTGAATGGCGATACCGTCTGCGAGCGCGTCATGGATGCCGATCGCCGGGTACTGGAGTCCTTGAAATGACCGATACGTTTTTCTGTGGCCGCGGCCCTGGTGCCGATAGCCCGTTTCACGCTCCCTTCAACGGTGAAGCGACATGGAGTGTCCGGCCGAACGGTGATCGCACCTGCTCGTATTGTGGTTCGCTCCATCCGGACGACTTCCTGGACATCATGCGCCGTTACGCGGCCGATGAGGAAGGTTATTCGTTCGGCCTGACCGACAAGAGCTACAAGGTCTACGCAAATCGTGGCGGCGTGCAGAACGCTTCCGAAGGCGGCATCAAGTTTTACGGTGCCCACGCAGTCTCCGAGGATCATCCTGACCGCGCGGCACATGAAGCCGCGTGGACCGCCGCAGTAGCCAAGCATCGCGCTGAAATGCGTGAGCGGTTCGGCACGTCATGAGGTTTCTGGCCATCATGTTCGGTGCGATGTTTGCGATCGCCCTGCTCAGCGGCTGCGGTCACACGCCGCGCCCTGAAATTCGGACGGTCACCGTCAACGTGCCGGTGCCGCAACCCTGTATCCCGGCGACGCTGGGGGACGAACCCGATTATCCCGACACCGATGCTGCACTTCGAGCCGCCGTCGATGCGGCCGAGCGCTACCTGCTGATCGCCGCCGGTCGCACGCTTCGCATCGCCCGCAACAACGAACTGGAAACCGCGGTGGCCGGTTGCCCGAAGGTAGGTCAGTGAGCATCGATCAAGTGGCATACGACGCCCTCAACCTCGGCAAGCAGAATGCTCGTGACATCGAAAACCACGAGAAAGTCTGTGCCGAGCGTTATGCCGGCATCCACACTGCCATCGGCGAACTGAAAATCTCCGTGGCCACGTCGAACAAGGAGTTCCGTGGCAACTTCTGGAAGGCCGGTAGTCTGGCCTTCACCATCATTCTTGGGATGCTCGGCTTCATGCTATCTCAGCAGTTTGCCGCCGGCAACCGCGTCAACGACGACCAACAGCGCAAGATCGAACGGCTGATGCAACAGCTCGCCGATGAACGCGCCAACCCGGCAAGGGGATCGTATGAGCGACCCGAAGCACATCGATGACCGACTAAGGCAATACGCTACCCCGCGTCAGATCGAATTTATCGACGCAATCCGGAAGCACGGTTCACAGAGCGCCGCCGATCGCGCGTTGGGGGTCAGCCAGGGTCTTATCTCTCGATCAATGCGCGCCCTCCAAAAGGCAGCCGATCGCGCCGCTGCCCTGAAGCCCCGCGGCACGCCAGGGTTCACCGAACGCGAACTGACCACCCACTATGATGAACATGGTAGCGTCACCGGCTCCTCATTAAAGGAAGCGCCGGCATCCGTTCACGATGAAGGCGGCGTCGGCGCTGGACCTGAACGCGACGGGCACGACGGCTACCGGATCAAGGGTGTCTCGACCTATTTCGATGCTGCCGGCCAGCAACGCGGCCAGTGGGTTAAAACTGGCACTGATCCGGATGCACTCGACCAGGCTAAACGTGCCGCAATCGCCGCGCTCGCAGATGACCTCCGCGGTCTGGCTCCGATCACAGCCGCCCCCGTTACGACTTATGCCGATATCCTTGCAGTCTATCCGATGGGCGACCCGCACTTCGGGATGCACGCATGGGGCCGAGAGGCGGGTGAGGACTTCGACCTGCAAGAGGCTGAACGCCTAACGCTGGGCGCGATCGACCGCCTGGTGTCGGCTGCACCGCCGGCGGCAACCGCTATCATCCTGAACCTTGGGGACTACTTCCACAACGACGACCAGACGAATCAGACACCAGCGCATCGTCATCAGCTCGACGTCGACAGCCGGTTTCCGAAGATCTTGGAAGTCGGCATCCGGGCGATGCGTCACGCCATCATCCGCATGCTGGAGAAGCACGCGAAGGTCATCGTTCGCATGGAGCCGGGCAACCATGACCCGCATGCGACGTGGGCGCTCACCATGGCGATATCCGCCTATTTCGAAAATGAGCCACGCGTTGAGGTGAACACGTCACCCGCGAAATTCTGGTTCTATCGCTTCGGCCAGGTGCTGATCGGATCGACGCACGGCGACACGGTTAAACAGGATGCGCTGCTCGGCGTCATGGCGACCGATGCCTACCGGGAGTGGGGGCTTACACGCTTCCGCTACTGGTACACCGGACATGTGCATCATCAGGCGGTGAAGGAACTGGCCGGCGTGACATGTGAGTCGTTCCGGACACTGGCTGCCAAGGACGCATATGCCGCGTCACATGGCTACCGCGCCGGCCGTGACATGCACCTGATCGTCCACCACAAGGATTACGGTGAGATCGAACGACACCGCTGCGATGTCGCGATGCTGGGAGCCTCAGCATGATCCGCGACGGCGTCGACCAGCGGGTCAGCGCCATCCAGGGTTGGCTGTCAATACAGGAGGCGCCGTTAGCGCGCCGAACACTGGTCGACCGTGATTTCCCTGATAGCTTCCGGGCAATTCCACGTCGCATCTTCGGGCTAACCCGTGACGGACGTGCCGTGTATGCCTGGTATCGAGCGGATGGGGATTATGCGGACCGCTGGACTGACCGCAGCGGGACGGTAGTCTTCGACTTGGCGTTATTATACTTGACATACCCACAACCGGAACGTAAGGTGAATCCACCCAAAGGGATTGCATCATGGCTTCCGCTCTTTCTGCTCCGCATTTCCACGACGAAGAGGCAGCTTATGCCTATGTCGAGGCTCGCGTCTGGCCGCAGGGTCCAGTTTGCCCGCATTGCGGCGGCGTGGATCGGGTCGGCAAAATGGGTGGCAAGTCCACCCGTATCGGCACCTACAAATGCTACCAGTGCCGTAAGCCCTTCACCGTGAAGATCGGAACTATCTTCGAAGCCAGTCATGTGCCGATGAATCTCTGGCTGCAAGCAATGTATCTGATCGCGGGCAGCAAGAAGGGTATTTCCAGTAATCAACTTCATCGCATCCTTGGCGTCACCCTAAAAACCGCATGGTTCATGTCTCACCGTATCCGTGAAGCGATGCGCCAAGACAATGGGCCGCTAGGTGGCCTCGGTTCGATCGTGGAGGCTGACGAAACATTCATAGGCCGCGAGCCGGGCAGTGAAGTTAAGAACGCCTATCACCACAAAATGAAAGTACTGTCGCTCGTGGAGCGCGGCTCAGGCCGCGCCCGATCCTTCATCATCAATTCAGTGAAGCACGAAGAGATCATGCCGATCATCGCGACCAACGTCCGCAAGGAAAGCTATCTGATGACCGATGAGCATCACGCCTATCGTTTGGCGATCACGCGCTTCTTCGATCATAAGGTGGTAACTCACACTGCGGGCGAATATGTGCGCGGAAAATGGCACACCAACACCATCGAGGGTTATTTCAGCATCTTCAAGCGCGGTATGCGCGGTATCTACCAGCATTGCGCCAAGAAGCATCTGCATCGCTATCTTGCAGAATTTGATTTCCGCTACAGCAACAGGGTTGCTCTGGGCTATAACGATAGCGACCGCGCCGACGTGCTGCTGAAGGGAATTGTCGGCAAGCGGTTGAAATATGCTTGATTGATAGGAAACGGTGGTGCCGAAACAAGCGAAAATACCGAATGCCAAAGAGCAGGGCGAACGGTTCGAAAAAGCAATTCGCGATTTAATCGCCGCTGGCGAACTCAATCCCACCGAAGCCGCCGAGCGATTCGAAAAATTGACCCGTAGGGTTCTGCCAAAAAAGACCGGCTAACCCTTTCCGCTGTCCAGTGAGGCCGCTTCGCGCAGCGCCAATGCGGCATCGAACGCAGCGCGGGCGGCTGCTACGTCATCTTGCTCCAACAGCTTAAGTAACTCACTGGCTGGCACCACTACCCCAATCGCCAAGGGGCGGCGTCCGTCATGGATTGAGTGGTTCCAGGAACCTTGCCAAACTCCGAGCAAATGGAGCCTGGTATCCGTGACCGAAACCCCTCTCTGCTCGCCGGAATGGGTGTAGAATTCATCCACATGGAATTCGCCGCGAACCAAAACGGGAGCGCCACTTAGCCCTTCCAAGTTCGTGAGTTCGACTAGGTAGCCATTCACATCAACGGTCTCTTTTTGGCCGGTCCAATCTTCGACCGGCACCAATTCCTCGCCACTGTTCATCGCAATCCGACCAGTGTGCACAATGGGTACGTTGCGCCGTGTCCCTTGAACCAGATGAAACAGCCCGATCGCATAACAAAGATCGCCCGGCCCTATATGCTCTTCGGCTCGTTTAACATCATCCAATATCCAGTCGCTGCCCTTGAGCGCCTTTATCTCATATCCCAAGGAGCCGAACGCAAAGTTGAAAGGCTTGACCGCAAGATCAACGGTAGGATCATGAGGAACATGCCACCTGAACCACTCATGTTTATTGCCGAGCGGGTCGTGATGAATCGTGTCGGATAGGCCATTCCGCAGATTGAGCCGGAAGGAAAACGGGTCATCTCCGAGCGCCAAGGCAACATGCCTCGCTGTCACAAGGTAGGTAGTTCCCTTGTAGCCAAGCAGAAACGCCGTCCCACAGCTTTTGAAATTACCTTCGTCACCATGCCCTATGAAAAGCACGCATTTCCGAACGTCATCAGCTATCGCCATGACATTTCCCGCCATGCTTCGTAATCGGTAAGAGCGGGCAGCAAGATCGTATCCCCTATGTAACGGAAGCATCCTGCCTAACTCCTGCGCGGTGGGTATGCAATGTATAACAACGTC